GACCGCTGCACAAGTGCAGCAGCTCAACAAGTATTATGACCACGTCTGCAACATCGACAAGGCGGTGTCCGCTGTCACAGACACCATAGCCACGTCCCTCGCTTATACAGGCAGTTCGCGTGTGCTGGCGGCAAGCAATGCCGCAGGCACGCAGTTGTTCAGCGTTACACTGCCTATGGCTACGGCAAGCGTGCCGGGATTGACCACCACACGTGCCGTGACCGATGTGCAGAAGGCTTTGAACACGCGCGTCAAGGAGTTGGGCAATTTCTTGGAAGAGACAGCTGCGCTCAATGCCTTGCGCGACCCCTCAATTTCGGGCAATGCCGAAATTGTGGTGGCGCACCTCACGTATCAGAAGCACATGAGCATCACGCTCTTTCAGAATATCGAGAACGACTACTGCCGACAAATCATATTCAACCATGCCAAGGTATTCCAGCGTGCCATCTACTTTACGGGCAGCGACCGCAAGACGATAAGCTATGCCGAGGACTGGGGCTGTCTGTTTCCTGACCGCATGGCATGGGACGTGAACACGAACAAGTACGTGCTCTCGCAGTTCGGCATGAAGTTCAATGCGCTTTACACGGACGCCATTCCGTTAGCCAGTTCCACAACGGACGGTCTCATGAGCAAGGGGGATAAAAAGACATTGGACGCCACTTCAACAGACTTGGTAAACCTCTACAACATGATCATGACGCTTGGCGAGCGCGTGGACGACTTGGAAAACAAGATGAAAACTGTTCAGACAAAGCTGAACGCTTGATAATACTTACCTAAATGTAACGAACAATGACTAAACCCAAAGTAAGCATTCAATTTTGGTCCGCCCTCGCCATGCTCGTAGGCGGCTATGCCCTTGCAGTCGCAGGGTTCATCACACCGCCCAAAGGCGAAATCTCGGACTCTGTCCTGTGGATTTTCTCACAATGTCTCATCTATGCTGGCTCAATCTTCGGAGTAAGCATTTACTATGGTCGTAAGGTCACACAATTGCAAGACAAGATTGGTGAAACAATAGACAAGGCCATCAAGGAGGAGGAACAGAAGTTGAACAATTCTAACACTAAATCTCATGCGTAAAATCACCGAAATCATCATACACTGCAGTGCCACCCCCGAAGGCAAGGACTTCACGGTGGAGGACATTCGTCGTTGGCACTTGGCACGCAAGTTTGCCGATATAGGTTATCACTATGTCATCTATCGTGACGGCAGCGTCCACAAGGGACGTGCTGAGAACATTGCTGGTGCCCATTGCCTGGGGCATAATGCCCACAGCATTGGCATCTGTTATATTGGTGGTGTGGCCAAGGATGGAAAAACGCCCAAGGACACACGTACACCACAACAGAAGCAGGCACTTCGCCAACTCGTGCAGCAGCTTCAGTTCGTTTATCCCCATGCAACTGTGCATGGGCACAATGAGTTTTCAAGCAAAGCTTGCCCATCATTCAATGTGCAGAAAGACCTATGAAAGCCAGTCTCTTTCCCATAATCATGTGGCTGTGCCTACTCACTTCGTGCAGCAGTACGCACAAAGTCACAAGTACGAACACGTTTGCCACGGACTCCGCTGTACAGGTGCAGCGGCATCAGTGGCAAACGTCACGCATTGATTCGGTGTGGCGGCACACCGAACTTTTGTTCGACAGCTGCATCGTGAGCTTCGGGGTTGGAGCAGAGACTCCAACTATCGAAGCTCCCCATGCGCTGCAAGGTGCTTCTAACGCCAAGGCGCAAAAGACTTCCCGGCAAAAGCCGCAATCCATTCGTATCTATGGCGCACACCTTTCGTCAAGCCGAAAGGAGAGCACCAAGACAGAGGCAAGGGAGGAAGACAGCCTCGCTGCGACTCGGCATTCTTCCGCCAACATGGTTCAGCAGAGGGAGTCCATGGCGAGACCATGGACTTTTCCTGTCAAGTTAATCTTGACCTTGGCATTCCTTGCAGCCTTAGCTGCCTTTTGGTGGTGCCATCGTCGGGACTCCGATGCTTGATTTTGTAGTGAAGCGAGACTTCACTCTATTGTATTGTGGCTGTGCTCTGTTCCTTATAATGGGCTAAACACCTTTTCATGCTTCAAAGGAGATTAGCCCACGGTTTAGCGGAAAGGCTTCTCAGGGTTCAAAGCCATTCCGTTCAAGCCCAATCCACCCTTTCATGCTTCAAGGGAGGTTGGGCTTCTTTCATGTGCGGACCTACTTTTCATGCTTCAAAGTCAGTCCGTCAAGCCCACATCACCTTTCTCGTACCTCGAAAGAAGATGCAGGCTCTATTGTTGGCGGACAGGCTACGTGCCTCGCCAGTCCGTTTTACCGCACAGCGTGCCGTTTTTAGGCAACAAAGCGTGTTGTCGTGCTATGGCGGACAAGTCCGCTAAAACACGACAACACACTTTTTATGCCCGTCAGCGGTCGTCTGAGTACGTGCCTTCAAGTGCCTAACACTATGGCAGATTAACATCTGCTAAAGTGTTAGGCATTTTTCGGCACGCACACAGACGGATTACCGCCCGTTCGCGGTGGCGCGGGTGGTGGTCGGTCGAGACCCCCAAGGTGTGAATTTTCCCCTTGAAAGGTAGCGGATTTTGGAGGCTATCAGAGACCCCAAAATGCTTCGGGGGTGTGGTGTGGGTGTTTGGTCGGGTGCATTGGGGTCGTTGGATAGTCAGAAACTCCCGAACCTCATGAGTATAAGGGAACTTGGAGGGTCGTTTTAGGTTGCCCGAAACCTTGGATTTTGGCGCATTGCGAAACTTTGGGGCGCTTTGTTGGGTAGGTGGAAACTTGGAGGGTTGTTTTAGGTAGTCCGAAACCTTGGATTTTGGCGCATTGCGAAACTTCGGGGCGCTTTGTTGGATAGGTGGAAACTTGGCATCTATGCACATGAGAAACTTGGAGTGTGCAATCGTGGTATTTGCGAAACTTCGGGGTGCTTTTTCGTTGTGTGGGTGCGGTGTGTGCGTTGTTTGCCTTTTCTTCCTTTTCAATGTGTTCAACCTTTTCGGCATTCGTGCATTTTGGGGACTTTTGTCGGGGCTAAGGAACTCAAACAAGGGTATTATTTAAGATATGTTTACATATTCCGCTTTGGTGTGGGGGTGTTCGCGGTTTGACGATGTAGGGCGGTCGGGGGGTCTTCCGACGGAGGGGTTAAGGGGAAACCCCTTAACAAACCCCTAAAGCATTGATATTCAATGCTTTTATTTTTCTACCACTTAAATTTTTTCGGTTTTCATCAAAAATAGGCTTGATTTTTGAGCTTGAAACGCCTGATTTATCGTCTTTTGTGGGTGGCTCCCATAGCAGTATTTTCGTGATATTATTCACTTTCTAATTGTTAAAATTATGTCGGATATTAACGCAAATGCTACGGTCACGCTTACTGTGAACGGCAAACAGGCACAAAATATGCTCGAACAACTGAAAAAACAAGCTTCCGATTTGGAGGAACGCATCACAAAGGCGGCAGCTGCTGGGGATAAGGTGCAACTGAAGAAATTGCAAAGGGAACTACGCCAGACACATCGCCAGATTGGGCAGATTGAGAGTGCAACCCAAGGAGTGGAGAATGTCATGAAGAGACTGGATAAAGCTTCGCCTAAGGAACTGAATAGAACGCTCAAGGAACTCAAAAAGTCCTTGAACGGCATCGAACGCGGTACGGATGAATGGAACAAGCAGTGTGAGAGTATCAAGCGTGTAAAGGCTGAAATTGCGAATGTCAATGAGGAGCTAAGGGAGACCGAAAAGGAGCATGTGGGACTTGTGGACCGCATCAATGGTTTTGTGGACAAGTGGGGCAACATCATTGCAGGGGTGGCAGCGGTCGGCACGGGACTTGTCATGGCAGGACGCAAGGCAGTGAACGCCTTCGCTGAAATGGACGCGGAAATGGCAAATGTGCGTAAGTTCACGGGGTTGGCTGATGACGAGGTGAAGGAACTGAATGAGGACTTTAAGAAGATGGACACCCGTACTTCGCGTGAAGACTTGAACAAGCTCGCAGAGGAAGCGGGGCGACTCGGAAAGTCTTCAAAAGAAGATGTCTTGGGCTTTGTCAAAGCTGCGGACCAAATCAATGTGGCTTTGGACGAGTTGGGAGATGGGGCAACCTTGACACTTTCCAAACTCACCAACATATTTGGTGATGAAGCGAGACTTGGCACAGAAAAATCCTTGCTCGCTGTCGGTTCAGTGATTAACGACCTCTCTCAAAATTGTACGGCAAGTGCTGGCTATCTCGCGGAGTTTGGCAAGCGCATGGCTGGCGTGGGGGCGCAAGCTGGTATGACCATTCCGCAAATTATGGCTTTTGCTGCGGTATTGGATAGCCAGGGACAAGCTTGCGAGATGTCGGCAACGGCACTCTCGCAACTCATCATGAACTTATTCAAGGAGCCAAGCAAGATTGCAAAGGCTACGGGCATGGATTTGGACGAGTTGAACAAAGCGCTCAAACGTTCTACAAATGAAGGGTTACTCATGCTCCTTCAAAAGTTGAAGGAGTTGGGCAACATGGATGTACTCGCTCCTGTTTTCAAAAACATGGGCGAGAATGGCGCCCGTGCTTCACAAGTTTTGGCGACCTTAGCCGGCAATGTGGAAATGGTGAAGTGGCAACAGGAACAAGCGACCCAGTCGTTTGAAGATGCCACATCGGTGACGAATGAGTTTAATGTGCAGAACTCGACTGTCGGGGCGGAACTGGACAAGGCAAGAAAGCGTGTTACGGAGTTGGCTATCGAATTGGGTGAGAAGTTGATGCCCGTCATGAAGCATGTAATCAGTACTACAACCCTCACACTGAAGGCTATGAGTACGACAATAGACTTCCTTGCAAGAAACAAGGAAGCCATTATCGTATTGACTTCAATGGTTGTAGCTTACACCATCGCAGTCAAGGCTAATGCCATCGCGCTTAAAGCACAAGCGGCATGGCATGCCGTGTGCAAGGGTACGGCTTTGGCGTATCATGCGGTTGTGAATACGTTGCAAGCTGGGCACATCGCTTTCAATTTGGTATTGGCAAAACTGCAAGGTAATTGGGCGCGTCAGTCCTCGCTCATGGTGGACTTGAAGCGAAAGGGACTTTCGTTGGCAAGTGGTTGGGGTGTTTTGCTCGCTGCTGCTGTGGCGCTTGGCTATGGCATATACAAGACCCTTTCCAAGATGAACGAGGTGAGTGCATCAGAGAAAGCGCTTGCAGAAGTCAGACAGAAAGGTCAAGAGGGTATTGTGGAGGAGAAAAACAAGATCGAAGCCTTGATTAAGGTGGCAAAGGATGAGAAACTGTCGCTTGACGATCGCCAAAAGGCGGTCAATGCGCTGAATAAAATTATCCCGAACTACAATGCTCAGTTGGACGCGACCACGGGGAAATACATGGAGAACAAGAAAGCCTTGGACGACTATCTGAACTCTCTTGCCAAAAAATATGAGTTGGAAGGTGCCAAAGATTTGCTCAAAGAGATTGGCAAGGAGAAGGCAAAACTTGCAATGGAATTGAAAGAGGCTGATGATGCGATTGAGAAGGACAAGCAAATCAATGCTTCATCAAATTTCGTGGGTGGACGTGAAGGGCGTGCCATGGACACGGGAGCGGCTACTTATACTGCGCATCTGAAAAACAACAAGGCAAGTATTCAAAGGAAAATTGATGAGCAGAACCAAAAGGAGCATGCTATCTTTGATGTTTATGGCAACGATCTCGGCAAGCAAGCTGCCGCAGAAATCAATAAAAAGCCTGTCATCACGAACACTGGTGGAGGTGGTGGCGGTGTGCCTGTGGTGGACGATGATAAGAAGAATAAGAAGTCGGACAAGTTCAAGGCGGAACAAGATTGGCAAAAAGAACAGAATGCGCTCAACAAGAAAGCATACATGGAGGGTGAAAAGGATTATGAAGCTTATGTCTCTCGTATGGAGGAGATTGAGCAAGAATTTTATCAAAAAGTGCTTGCTAACAAGAAGATCACCGCGGAAGAAAAAGCCGAAGCGGAAGCGAACTTGGCGGAAGCAAAGAAAAAGCAAACTGACCGCAAAAACTCTCCCGATGATTGGAAAACGAAAGAGGAAGCGCTCAACCGCATTGCATATGCCAAAGGTGAGAAAGATTATGAGCAATACACTGCACGCATGGACGAGATCAACGTGCAGTATTGGAAAAAGAAGATGGAGCGTTCTGATGTTTCTGCTAAAGACCTCTTGGAGGCGCAAGCGCAATACCAGGAGGCTATGAAAAAACAAGAGGAGAACGCAACTTCTGCTTCTCGCGAACGAGAAGATAAAGCGTATAATGCGCAACTCGCGGAGTTGAAACAACGCTATATTGATGGTTTGTCTGATACCAAGACTTACGAAGATGCGGTGGAACTGCTTGAACTGGAACATCTTCGCAAAGTGGTGCAGCTTTACAAGGAAGGCACCAAAGAAAGGCTTGCAGCTGAAAATGAATATCAGAACAAGGTTTTTGCCAATCAGCAGAAGATTATCCAACGTCAGCAACAAGTGAAACAGCAGCTCAAAGAGGAGTACTTTGGGGCAAATGCTGATGAACGTTTGACTAAATACGATAGTGATATGGCTGCTTTGGAACAGGTATATCATGCTGAAGTAAAAGCAGCTGGCGACAATGCGGCAGAGAAACTGCGCATTGAGGAAGCATTCGAGAAAGCAAAGTTAGCTTTGCGTAAGAAGTATGCCATTGATAGTATTGGCGTCACAAAAAACGGCATGGAGAAAGCCAATGAGAAATTGGCTAATTGGTTGGAGAGCGATGCCGGGCAAGCCGTTACGCAATCGTTCTCCACTGTCATGAGTGGTATGGGAGAGATATTCAGTGGCGTTTCTTCTCTCGTCCAGGCGGAACTCGAGAAGGAAACAGCCGCCATCAATGCCCGCTATTCAGCGGAGATTTCTGCGGCAGAGGGTAATAACTACAAGGTGGCGAAGCTTGAAAAGGAGAAGCAAGCCGCCATTGCCAAAGCGAAGAACGAGGCGAACAAAAAGTTGTTTGCCATGCAGGTCATTCAAGCGGTGGCGCAGACTGCCCAAAATGCGATCTCTGCTTATGGTTCGGCAGCGGCTATTCCTGTGGTCGGCTATATCATGGCACCGATTGCAGCGGCTATGGCTATTGCTGCGGGCATGATACAGATTGCCGCAATCAAAAAGCAACAACAGGCAAGTGAAGCACAAGGATATGCACAAGGTGGTTTCACTCCGCAAGGTAGAGTAAACGAAGAAGTGGGCATAGTTCATGCCGGGGAATGGGTGGCATCGCAAAAGTTGCTCGCATCACCTGTGGCTCGTCCGCTCATCAATGCGCTGGACTATGCACAAAGAACGAACACCATCGGATCCTTGCGAGCCGATGATGTTTCACGAACAATTATAGGAACAGGTGCGGTGGCTTCGCCTTCACCGCAACCTGTAATTATTCAAGCGCCCACGGACAATGTCGCTTCGGCAGCTTTGGCACAGAGTGCAGCTGTACTTAGTAAGTACGAAGAAACAATGAACCGACTAAGCCAAAGACTGAATGAGCCTTTTGTCACAGTGAACACAGTCACAGGTGACACGGGCATCAAACAGGCGCAAGAGGAATACGATACGTTGATTAGAAATAAATCTCCGAAAAGCAGAAGAAAATGAATGCTCAATAACTTTTGCGATCCATCATCATATACATTGCAACAAAAAAGAATAACAGTAGCAAGCACCATGTGATAAGCAAACTGCATAAAATAGCAGCAAAAACTCTTCTTGTGGATTCTTCCTTTACATATACGCATGAAATAAACAATGCAATACTTCCAATAAACAGAAATATAAGCGATAATGGAAGAGACCAAAAGAATCCCAAGGCAAGAATTGCCAAAAAGAGTATTAAACTTACAAGTATTATAATTATGGCACGTTTCATTTTGCAAAGATAATAAAAATGGAAATCATCATCAACAACCAACAAGCCGTATTGAAGGAAGGCACATCGTTTGATTTTATTGCCGAAAATAGATTGTTTACGGGAAGTGACAGCTATACGCTGACGATCACTTTCCCTTTGAGAGGGTGTGCCCAAAACATCGCGATATTTGGGCATATCCACCGCGCAGATGTGGCAAAGAACAAGGTGGTGTTCGATTGCGAAATTCGCGATCGTGACTTTTATCGGAGTGGCACCATCACCATCACGGAAATATCCGATGTGGAAGTCAAAACGCAATTTTTAGAGGGACGCAGTGAGCAAAACTTTGATGAGACATTCGACGATATTTATTTGAATGAACTGGATTTGGGCTATCCTACAAGTCGCGTGGCGGTTGCAGGGCATTGTATGGACGACATGCGCCCATACCCTGATAATTTTTGGATCCCGTTGCCTTGGGTGAATAACACTTCGGGGAACATTCAGAATGAAATGGTGTGGAGCGCAGAAAAGAATGAATTTATTTGGCCGCATGAAACCAATGCGCAAACGGGAGCACAGGCTTTGTCGTTTCAGCCTTACTTGCTGTATATCCTTTACAGGATATGCAAGCAGGTGGGTTATAAGTGGGATTTCATGGCGTTGGAAAACTCTGTCTTTGTTAACCTCCTTATATGCAACACCTTGCCTGCGGCATGGGGTGCTTATAACTTTGCACTTGCTTTGCCACATTGGACGCTGACGGAGTTCTTTGAAGAGTTGGAGAAATTTTTGTTTGGGGATTTCACCATCAACCACAAGCAGAAAACGATTTCTTTCAAATTCTCTGATGCCATTGCTACGGAAGCAAATGAGGTTCTGTTGGACAAGGTGGTGGACAGTTATACCACCCAAGTCACACAGGAGGATAAGTCGGAATACTTGGGTAGCGTGAATGTGAAATATGAGGACAATGGCAGTTTGCTTTGGGCATACCATTCGTGTGATTGGTACATTCGCAAATATGGCAAGGATGCCAAGGTTTATGATAAAATGGTAGATTTGTTGGAGGCGGCAAAGTCGCTTAAAATAAGTGGGGTGTACACAAGGCAAACAAGACCGAACGCCAGCAGCACGCAGTATGTGCGTGGCTACAAATATGGCTCTGATGGACACAAATTGTTTTATGTCAAGGAAAACCGCACCTACTTTGTCATGTACTGCTACAAGTCGGAGTTTGTGATGGAGAGTACTTCGGGCTTTTCAGACAAGACAAAAACGAAGTGGTATCGCTATTATAATCGTTTGCTCCCTGTCAATGCCTATGGGGAACGTTTTGCGGACAAGAATGCAGAGGACTTGGAACTGAAAATTGTGCCCGCTTGGATTGAGGGGACGGGAGACAGTCACGGCAATATGCTTTTCATGAATTGTGGCGAGATGGGAAGCAGTGAGAATTGGACACTGACAGAAGATGGGAGCGGTTCTTCAAGTGGTAGTCGTTCTGATCGTGTGTTTGGCAGTTCAACGTCAGCCAACACCATTGACTACGATGCAGGTGATTTGGCGCAAGGTGCGGCAAGCCGTACCATTGCCAAAGGGGAGAACAAGAACACGGACGCTTACTTTGACCAAATATATATGGGCTTTTGGAATGGGGTGCAGTACTTCAAGCCGTATATGCCGCACCCTGTGGTGGATTTTGTGGAAGTCTCAGATGAGTTCCAGGCTTTCGTCACGCCTTTTTCACTTCGCTTGAATGAGGGAATGTGGGAGGAGAAACGCGAAGTGTTATACAAAATAGATGGCAAGAAGAAGTATCAGTTCTCGTTTTTGTCTGATACTTTGCCCAACCCACGTGCCTTATATTATATAAGGGGAGGCAAGTATGTTTGCGAAAAAATAACTGCGACATTCAAGGAGAGTGGAATGTCGCAGCTATTGAAAGGCACGTTTTATCGTGTTTTAGATGAAGATGAATAAAGCTTAAATGATGGCGCCTTGGAGTGCGGTGGCATGGCGCTCGATGGTGGTACGCAAAACCTTTGCGTAAATCTGTGTGGTCCGAATGTCCTCATGTCCGAGCATTCGGGCTACATTTTCGATGGGGACATCGTGCGCCAAGGCGAGTGTGGCAAAGCTGTGGCGGGCAACGTGGAAGGTCAAATTCTTCTTGATGCCAAGCTGTGCTTGTATCAAGTGAAGGTAATCATTTGCCTTTTGGTTGGAAATTTTGGGCAATTTGAAGTCATATTTCTTCAATACTTCCATAGCTGGCGCAAGGATAGGGGTGAAGAACTTTGTATCGGTCTTGATGCGGTTTCCATCAATGAAAACCAAATCACTCTCCTTCACCGTCATAGACTGATAGTCAAAGTTCTGCACATCGCAGAAAGCAAGACCTGTATAAGCGGAGAAGATGAAGAGGTCGCGCACCCGTTCCAACTTTCCATCAAAGGGATAGTCGCGCATTTTCTTCAATTCGGGTTCGAGCAGAGGTTGGCGCTCTTTGCTCTTGCCACGGGTGACACTCACAATTTTGTAGGGATTGCGTGGTATCTCGTCCAATCGTGCCAGTTCGCCCACCCATTTCTTCAGCCGTTTGTGGTAGCCATAAATGGTAACGCCACTCCTCACGC